TACCGTTCCCGTCTCTGTGAGACAATTTGGAAAGCGGTAGCTACTTGGAAATACCTCTACAACAGCGAGGCACCGAGATTCGAGCCCATCTCGGTTAATTGTGTCGACCTTAGTAGGGAAACGAAGTGCTATCTGCAGAACTGTCCTGCCGTGGACAATGAAGCAGAGTTCGCATGGAATTCAATCAAGAAGCTACAGCCGGCTTCATGCCGGTGTATGGAAGCCCCTTTGCTTTCATCCGTCGCTAACCATTTCCGGTCTCCACCACCCTCCCTTCCTCGCGGTTACATCACATTTGCGCGTCGGATCGTTCGGAACCTTTTCCCTCACGGGTGGGATTCCGGATCCTACGAATCATGTGTGCTCAACTGCGATCCTTCTTTGTCAGCTTGTTTGGAAAATCGCCGCGGTGCGGGCGGTCTCCATGGCTTTGTCTCGGGGTCTTATGAAGGCCCTGGAAAATTCAGACAGCAAGATTTCCTAACGACTTGTTTGGACGGGGCAACTCGTCCTCTTAGCGTTTCTTCGGGTCTTACTGTCGTACAAAGCGCGGGGAAGCCTCGCCCTCTTAGCAAATTCTCGGCGGACGCGATCCACTTGAGACCGTTGCATGCAACGATCTATGATAGACTGTCGCGCGAGAAGTGGCTTTGCCGAGGCGATTTTACAACTGACGTCCTACAGCGTGCTGGTTTTTCTTTTGTCTCTGGTGAGACTTTGACATCGGGGGATTACAAGAGTGCTACAGATAACCTTTCTATAGAGGTTGCTGAGGCTATTCTTGACGAGTTGCTGAGGTCCACGGTCTCTGTGCCTGGATCTGTGAAAGCATACGCCATGAAAATCTTGCGTCCCACGTTGTTCAACCTTGAACACGGTATAGAATCTTTTTGTCCGACGAGAGGTCAGATGATGGGGTCCTTTCTTTCTTTCCCACTGCTTTGCTTGCAGAATAGAATCGCTTTCTTGTATGCAGGCGAATCTGTTGGGGTCGATTGTTCGGAATTCCCATGTTTGATCAATGGAGACGACATTCTGTTTAGATCTGGTCCGCACTTCAGTGCGCACTGGATGGATACAGTCGGTAGTCTCTCATTGGAAGTAGAGAAGACGAAGACTTCCGTTTCCCCGAAGTTCGGTTCGCTTAATTCCACACTTTGTCAGCGTTTCGGCGCTTTCTATCGTGTGGTTCCGACTGTCCGAATGGGAATGCTACGGGAGTCTGAGTCTTATGATACTCTCTCGAAGGGTTTTGATGATTTTATTGCTGGACTAAAGGGGTCACTCCGTTATAGAGCGGCGATGGCCTGGTTCAGCTGGAACATAGGAAAAATACGGCCTTTAGGGCTCACAACCTGGGATCTCGGCTTTCGAGGTCCCTTGGCCTATAGGGCGACAAAGAAGTTCGGATTACGGCAAGGGCCAAGTCTCCAGAAAATTCCGAGTCTCAAGGTTGAGAATGGTTTGTCGCTCGCTTGCGAGTATGTAGACCCCGATCTCTTGGACCAGGACGAAAAGAAGGAAAACTTGGCCGAATTGGCCGCTTGGAAGTGGAGGACGGCTTTTCAGGTTTCTTCGCGGACACGCGAGTTGATGGATTTTTATTTAGCTGTGAGCGCCACTAGGCGAGACGCTCCGGACTTTAAGCCGTACTTGTACGGCGGCGAGGCCGGTGTTATCACCCGGAATGTGGGCGGCGCCAAAATCTTTAGACAACGCGTGAAGACAATTGATAGGGGGTTTCCTCTTCTCATTCCGATGAGAGGGAGGTTACCTACCTACGAAGAGTTCCTGGCGGGAGAGGTAGACGTCGGCTCGGTTGAGCCACTAGCAAAGAAGAAATAGGCGACCCTAACGCCGTAGGACCCAGGACAGTGCTTAGCGCTCCCGCTCTAGAAAACAGTTAAGGAAATATGGATCAAGGGGTGACCCTCCCATGGATGTACACCAGTGTCGGTTGATTCGTTCAACGGCTCGTCGAAGTCTATTTCCTGAAGCTGATGAGTTGGAGGCAGCGGTTCGCTGGCAAACCTCGTGGTCTCGGCCGGTCGGTTGAAATAAGATAGGGGGGCGGTACGAAATTGCCGTTATGCCCTAGATCGCCTATTGAGGACGCTTTAAAGAGAGGAGTAGGTTCTAAGGAATCGAACCTCTGCTAGTGAGAC